GGTGAGATTGTCAATATCCATGTCAACGTAGATAAGACCGTTAATCATGATCTTTGAGCAAACACCAGTAAGCGGAACGGTTGTGCTATCGCTGTAGTTCACCGTAGTACCGGCTAGATCGCCCTGGCGTTCTAAGCGCAGATACAACCCGCCGTAGTTTGTCACCGGCGCCGCTGCAACCCATTGCGTACGTGTAACCGTTTCAACGCACCAACCGGTACGTTCTTCTAGTTCGCGTACTGCCGCTGCCCATGCAATACCAATACTTGGATCGTCTTCCGTGTGCGGGATCCGTGCCCAACTTCTGAACTTGGCAATATCAAGCGGCATGGGCGTTCCTCGCTACGGATGGGTGGAGCCGAAGCCCCACCCATCCGAGAATGAGAGGCAGAATTTAACTAGTGGCGTTCGTAACCTGCAACTGAACCAGCGCGTTCACGCGGGTGAAGTTGGAGTTGGCGAACATCATGCCCTGGTAACGAATGCGGCCCGTACCGCTGAGGCTGTACTCGTCGCGGGTCACTGACATAGAACCCCATTCACGCATCGCGAAACTGTCTCGGATTCCGCCGAGCACCACCAAGCAGTTCTTGCCAGTGGTGTGGGTTGTGACTTGCGCCGGGATGTACTCAGTGATGTAAACCGGCAAACCGAACAGAGTAAACGGAGCAGCGTTCTGAATCGTTGCTACGTTGTCCGAACTTGGGACGAAGATTGGTACATTGTTGACCAATGTTCCGGCGATGATTGCGTACACGTCTTGCGGAATGATCCAAGCGGCGGTGTTCCAATACGCTGCTGGCAACTTCGTGTAGCGCATTTCGAGAAGTTTGGCAACCCAACCGGCGGACGTCACGCCTGCAATGCTGTTCGCGCGGAGGTTTCCACCGCCTGATGTTGCAGTTGCCGTGGTGATGTTGATGCCACTGGTGCTGGTCACCTTAAAGATGCCAGTTGGTTGATTTGATCCGGAACCACCTACGTAGCCAAATTCAAGGTTTTTCGACAACTGAACTTGCAAATGTGAAAGAACCTCTTCTTCCACATTGAATGCACGGTCGGATTGGACGATGAGTTGCTGAGACACTTCGGTCTTCGGCAAGCAAAGAACCGGTGGCAATGCAACTTCCGTGAACAACGGATCAGCAGCGGTTGCAGCAACGGTGCCCGTGTCGGCTTCAGTCCAGGCAGAGGTGTAGTCCGCAGTCTTCAGCGTCGAGTAACGAAGCGCTTGGTATCCCTGAACTCCTGTCCGCAGGTCTCCGATGCTTCTCATGATTGAATTCGCAGAAAGGTACTTCATGACCATTTCTTCGTAAATCTTAGGAATGAGAATCGAGCTCGAAGCGGTTGAAATCAGTTCACGCTGTTCCGGCATAGTGCCGTTGCGCAAGTAGTTAACGAACTGATCCTTGTACTTCGCAGAGTCACGAATGTCGAGCGAACGCTCGTTGTCGCGCTTGACGATGTTCTCAATGGCAGACGATGAAGCGAAACGCTCGCGCACTTGCGCTGCGCGGATCTCTGCATCGAGCTTGCCGAGTTCGTTGGCGACTTCGTGGCCGCGGGCCTCGACTTCGACGGACATGGTGTCCTGGGCGAGAATGGAATCGCGCTCTGCAACAAGCGCCTTACGGGTCTCAAACATTTCAGACAGTTTCATGATGGCATCCTTAATCGCAGACGAAGCCGGGCAACGCCCGACTGAAGGGTTCTTGCCTCGACGCTCGTCTGCTGATAAGCGCCTTCGGACACTACGGAAATTTCGATCAAACGAACTTGATTGAGCGTGCGTGTGTTGCCGCTCCAAGAATCTGAGATCACGTTGAAGCCAAACGACATCTCCGACAACACGCCAGCGTCCACCAACTGGCGAACGTCCTTAGCGCGTTGGGTGTCGGGCAGCGTTACTTCAAACGCAAGGCCGTGCTGATCGCTGCGCAGTTGCAGCAATCCGCTCTTGGTGTTGGCGAGTAAGTCGCGTGAATCGTGACCAACAAGTAGCGAAATGTTGCTACTGAGTGACGAATCAAAAGCGCCGCGGGCGACACGTTCGGTAAATGGCTTGCCGCCATTGATGCCGCGGAAGGTCAGCGGGTGACTTGGAGCGTCATAGACCGAGGCGTAGCCGCCGATCTTGTCGCCAGTCATGGCTAGTTTGGCTGTGCGAATCTCAAGCAATGTCTTCACCTCCATCGATGTTTCCGGCGGCGTTGTCCCCTTGCGTGGCGCTCATGCCGCCTGGCATCGACACACTTGGAATTTCGAACTGTTCGCCTTCGATCGGTGGCAAACCCATGCGCTTCCGACCGTCGTTCGGTGAGAGGATCCCGGCGAGGACGAGTTTCGACAGCGCCATACCCGCATCCCGCATATTGCCGCGGAGCAGGACGTCGGTATCGAGCCTTGCGTGTTCGCCGGGCCCGCAGAGTTTTCGCGTGATCTCCGACTCCCACGCTGTCACCCATTGGGCTAGTGCGCCATCGACGTAGGCGCGTGCTGTTTCGGATTGTGAGGAGAGCGCGCCGCCGCCCTGCTGGTAAAGCATTTCCGGGGGGATGCCAAAGGCGCGCGCCACTTCCTGAATGGAGAACCGGCGCGACTCCAACACATTGCTGGTGCTCTCGCTGATCTTCTCGGCCTTCATGCCCTCGCGCAAGATCAACGGGCGCGACGCGCCTTCAGGCGTTGAGTGCATCGTCTGCCAGGCGTCGCGGATGGCTTGCACCGTCTGATCGGACATAGCGCCAGGGTGGCTAATGCTGATCTTTCCGCCACTTTTAATAAGCGCCGAGTGCGCCGCGTCCTGGTCTGCGGCCAGATTGAACGCTGCCCGTGCTGCGTCCAGTGGCCCAATGAACCAATCCGGGCGCAGTGGATCCGGGTAGCAACCAAGATGCAGCACCTGGTCGGAGGACAACGTAGTACCGGCAAGCTTGTAGATCACGCCGTCTTCGGTCATTTCCGAACTGATCGCGTTCGTCGGCATCGGTTGCAGTTCCGCAACAGCGCCTGAACTATCGCGCCGAATTAGCGCGACACCGTTGCCGGATTCGAGCGCGCAAGCGGTGATGTAGCGTCGGAACTCGTAACCTGATTGCCAGCGCGAGGCGTCGCGGCTCATCAGTTGTGTAATCGGCGAGTCAACCAATTGACCGTCGCTATCAACGACGTGGAACGGTAGCCGTGCAAGGTCTGCCGATATCAATTGAATTGCTCGAACGACCGCAGGGAGGGACGATATAGCCGGTGCGGCTAGCGGCTCCGGCCGTGCGTAGACGACCGTGGCGCTTCTGAATCCCATGAACCTGGCGAAGATGCTCACTCACGCATGGAACAAATGTGCCTCGCGTTGTCAAGCGATTATTTTTGACTTACACTCTTAACCGATTGGACAACTGCTCGTACTTAGTCCGGTTGCCTCGCGCACCTGGTGATGCTCCATCAGAAGCGCTGCCATGTTGCCGGAGACGATCACGTCCATGTTGCCCTTGCCGCCGCGTCCCTTTACCGGCCGGATGTTGCCAACATTGTCTGAAATTAAGGTGATTTGGTTAAGCCCCGACACCAAAACTGGGTCATTGTTGTAGGTCAATTGCCTACTTTTGAGGAGGTCTGCCCAGCATTTCCACGCTGGTGCCATGGTTCGGATCGACTGATCTACTGTGACGATGGGCCATCCGCGGTCAATCCATCGCTTAATGTCACGCGCTTGCGCCGGATGTGGGTCTACTCCGATCTTGCGGACGTCGTAAGTGGCGATCATGTTCTCCAACTCTGCCTCGACAACGCTCATGTCCTGCCACTCACCAGGCATACGCCGCAAGTGCCCTGCTTGAATCCATTGCTGCAATGGGTTCTTGCATTTCTTCTCGTCGAGTGCAATGTCAACGCCCGCCCACCAGCACACGTTGCGGCCGCGGATCATCTTGCCATCCACCACCATCAAAGTCATGGCGGTCAGGTCGAGCTGCGGGCCGTAGCCACCGCGGCTCAAGTCGATCGCGATCACCGCCGGCTGTCCGCGCAGTCGCGTCCAATCAACCTCCTCAAATTGCCGCTCAAGGATTGCAGTATCGACATCGGAGGTCGCAATCGTGTGATATCTGCACGCTAACTGCGTTTCAAACTCGGCAATCTGCACGGGATCACCTGTATTTAGCATCGTTTGCGCAGCCAATTGCAACTGCGTCGGGTCAACAATCGTGCCTAAACCGGGGTGCGCCTTCGCCCAAACAGCAGGATCCGAGGCAGAATCCTCGGTATCTAAGCCGTAAATCATGGGCCACCACCCTGCTGGATAGGGCGTTCCGTCAGCAATTGCAGCCTCGCACGCTTGCCAATAGCCCCAAATCGGGCGCGTTCGCTGCTCGGGATCGGGTGTGGTGATCGCCAACAGTTGCGACGTGGCAAACTTGGCAAGCCCGGTGAGCAAGCGCCCGAACGCCTTGTCCATGCGACTGCATTCGTCTGCAATGGTTAGCCGGCTCGTCAAACCGTCGAGGGCGCGATCGGTGCATGGCAGCGATATGTACCGGTTGCCACCGTGCACCACTTTGCCTGGGTGCGCCGGCGTCGAGCCGCCCGAGGATCGCCATCCTTGCTCGTCTTTGTCGCTGTCATCAAGCGCCAGGGTGCGGCACATGGTTGCCATGCGCTCAAAGGTCTTCTGTGCAAGCCGGCCATCGGGCGCGACTGACGAGAACTCTAGCGCTTGAGATCCGTTGCGCATCGCCGCCATAATCATCGATGCCGCAAACTCGGTCTTCCCGTTGCCACGCGCAACCACCAGCAACAGCGCCTTGGTTGCCGGCGTGTCGGTCTTCACCTTGGCGATTACCCGCCGCCTGGCGAGGAGGATCATCGCTACCAGGCATTGCCACGGCATCCACTCAAGCGGAGTGCCTGCGCCTTCCTCGACGCCCTGCCCGCACTTGCGTGCGAACGCCCGAGCCTCCTCGGCGCGTGGCTCGTCCCACCACACATCGTGCGCCGCCGGCGACTTACGCTCCGCTAGGTAGCGCTTGCAAGAGTCAACGATCCGAAGATTGGCGACGGCGCTGCCGCTGGCGATTGATTCGGCGTACGCGTCGGCTAGGTCGGCGCATAAAGGTGGTCGCTTACTGTGTTTACGGCGTGAGTCTGTTCCGCCTGATCCCCCACGCGGTGCCTTACGGGTACGGGGGGGCTCGGCCCTATGACGGGGGGTACTCACATTTCTCGCTTAGTTTTTTGCAAATGACATGAGGCACATAACGACTGCAAATTGCGCCATTCGTTCGTACCACCACGATGCAATGGCACGATGTGGTCGGTCTCAAGGTCAGCAACACCACCGCAATGTGCGCAACACATATGCACTGCCTTGTGCTCACGCGCTATGCGTGTCCATGTACCACCACGTGAGCGTGATGTCTGCGCATAGTTGAAGGTCTTACCTAGATCGGCTTTGTATTTCCATCTAGCCATGTGCGTACCTCTTCCATGAGTCGCGTATCCACCTCTTCACGCCACGCTAATAGCCATTCCTCATCATCCTGCCTGGCAAGCACAATGGGTAACCACCCTACACGTGCGTCAGTACGCGCTTGCAACATTGCGTCCTCAAGGCCAGCGCATCGAGGTGCAACATTGGGCAGACATATGCCATCGTCCATGACTTGCATCAACCGGCTCAACCGGCATATCAGCAGGCTTCCACTGCTGATCAGTGGGTCGGTCTTCAAGCGTCCATACACGTACGAATAGCCTGTCTTTCGGCGCTTTACCTCGACATGGATCTTCCAGCTGCACTGTGCTTCGATGTCGGCTTTGCCCTTGCCATAGCGTTGGGCAGTACGTTCCCACTTGAATGGGAACAACTTCTCCAGGGCACGGCAAGCGTCCAATTCACCGTTCTTGCCCTTCATGCGTGAGTTGGTCATGTCTCTCCCCTTCCCTCGAAGCAATCCCATCCCCTCGATACTGCATATTCCGCATATGCAGTAGGTGGTTTCTTGCCTTTGGTTTCTTCGACTTTTTGACGGCAAATTTCACGCCTGGCTTCGTCGCGCTCAAGCATAAGCCGACCAACTTGCGCAAGTACGTACACAATGTGAGTAGTCATGCCCCGTCATCTTCCGCTTGGTCGACTTCCTGATCCGTGACACAACGTGGCGTAATGGGCCCGTATTCCTCGACAGTGTCACGCTGGTGGCGCGTGTCTTCGGTTGTCCCATTCTGCCCAGTGGATCGGATGGTTCGTGGCGTGGTGTAAATCGACTCCATGCGTGCGATGCGTAGGCGTAGCGCTTGGATCACAAGAACTTGCTGGAGGATCTGATCTTCGAGGCTCTGTGGCTGTGTCATGCGACTCCCTGCAATCGGTGTAAGACAACCTTGGCGACGTCCCGTGCGCCTCCCAGGTTCTCGGTGTGGAACTTCAGTGTGCTGTACGCGTCATTGCCGCTGCGGGCCCAATGCTCCAAGAGAAGCCGCCAGGCGCCGACTGCGTCACGGTCGCTGAGACCGTGCGAGATCAGTACGCGTCGGCATACCGAACAGTGGCTCTTGATGTCCGCTCTTGGGTCTCTTTGCTTGATCCGGTTTGCGATGTCATCTTGAACCTCCCACCCGTTGAACGCGGTAGCGTTTCCCTGGTTAGGTGGACTAGTTAAATGGACTAGTTCCGATCCCTGCGTCATCTTGACGCCGGTAGGTGCGTCATCTTGACGCTTCTCCTGCGTCATCTTGATGCTTCGTGATGCGTCATCTTGACGCCGATCCTCACCTGTCAGGTTGATGCGGTAGACGAGCGCCTTGCCTCGGCTACTAGTTGTCAGGACACCACTTGCGCGCAGTTGATCCAGGGCGCGTTGACAGGTCGAACGGCTGATGCCGCACTTCGCTGCAAGCACTGCCTGGCGAGGGTAAGCAATGCGTCCGTAGTCAAGAATCGCCAACAGCACCAATTTTTGGATGCCGTCAAGCGCTCCGCAGCGCCAAACTTCCGATGGTTGGGGACGGGTCAAAACGGCACCTCCTCTTCGACCACCACCTGAATATCCGTGATGATGACGCCATCTTGCCAAGGCTTCAGGTGGAGAATGACCAACTTGCCAATGATGTCCGCATCCACCGCCGAGAACGACGTAAACCATTCCACGCCATTGGCTTCTAGCCCAACGCGCCAGTATTGCTTTCCTGACTTTGCCGTCTTCGGATCAACTCCTGCACAAATGCCTCGTACCTGCTGACCGCCTTTAGGCGCAGGCTTGCCTTCTGCGGGCTTCGACGCCTTGGAGGGCGCAGCGAGTGCCTTGCGAGGCGCGGGCGCGTCCTGAGGCATCCTAGACGCCTCCTCGGGCATTTCCTCGGCGATGCTGCCCTCGTAGTCGAGAGCCGCGAACGCCCAACCCATCACGCCCTTGAGCGCCCGCCCGGTTGCCCGGGTCTGAGCCATCATCTGCCTGGCGAACTGTGGGCGCGTGTTCCACGGGCGCTCGTCATCAAACACCGAGCCGATGCCAGAACCCACTACGACGCCATTCAACAAGACCGTACAGGTCGCTTCCCAGTAGCCGGCGACGCTTTCCGTCGGTTCGACGTGCCGGAGACTGGCAGTGCCACTGGTATAGCCGAGCGACGAGGCGATCGCCTGGGCGCCCTGCACGGTCAAGTAGTTGCGACCCTGAATGACTTGCGTGTACTTGGCGCGGACGATGGGCCCGACGATCCTGCACACTTCCTCATTGCGCTTGACTATCGCGCCAGGGTTGATCTCGTTAATGGTGAGTTCGTTCACTTGCGCACCTCCGGCTTGCAAGCCTCATGGCTTGGATCCAGCAGCAGCAACATAAACACCCCCATGCTGAAACAGCCCGACAAAACTAGCAGTAGATCCAACATTGAATGCTCCTCTCAAAGCATTGCGTTGGCGACGCTCGGAGCCGTCTTGGCTCCCGTTAGCGCTTCCATACGCGTGCTTTGAGTCTATCGACCAGTTGGGAAGTTCGCAACAGAATTCTGGAAAGCCAACCTGGCGTTGCCTTGTTTAGCGCTGCTTTGCGCTTGGCGCAGCCGCCGCAAGGCTTTACGCCTACGGCAGTTGTGGCTGCTGCTACTACGTCACCGATGCCTGGCGTCACTTCCGACTTGCCCACAAACTCCAATTCACCGTCGGGCAGGATCTGCGCTACGGCCATGCGAGTCACTCCGGCGTGGATGTACTTGATGCGGATCATTAGAACCCTGTCACGGTAATGGTTGATGGAACGCCAGCGCGGCTAATCGGCGATGTCACCGAGCCGCACAGATCAGGAATAGCCGTACAGCCTTGGTTTAATTGCCGGCCGCTCAATCTGACAAGGTAATAAAGGCCTTCAGCCATCCAAGTATCAGTAGTTGCTTTACGCCTTTGATATGTGCATTCCATTGATTGCGTCAGGCACACGGTTTGTGAAGTCACGTCGCAATTCTGATCGGTTTGCGAGTACGTGACATTGTCGCCAGCAGTAATAAAGATCACGATCGTGCTTGTGTTGTAACACGCGCCACTGCGGCCGCAGCTAGAAGAGAATTCTTGATCGCACGCAACTGCAAGAAGCGGGATAACTGTATCGCCGCCATCACATGAAACCGTCGACACAGAACTAGTAAACGGTCTCTCTGAATTGCAAATACCACCATTGTTGGTAGCACCGGCAATGACAAATGTGCCACTGTAATTGCTCGTACCTACTGCTTTGCTGTTTGATCGGCATTGAGGATCGTTCGGATCGCAGTTAGGCGCGTAAGTAATGTAGTCCTGCTGAAGCGCTCGGGGCGTGCAATCAGTGTGGGCAATGAATTCGCTGCCTGGATCACATAGCGGTGGGACGTTGATCCCATAGGCAAGCGCTTGAATAGATCCCGAAACGCTAAAGGTGTAACTACGGGCCGGGAACGTAGACGGAAACGTGATGTTGCAATCCGCCCGCTCTGGCATGACGTCAGGCGGTGGTGGTGGTTCTTCACCAGTGCAACAGCAAATCCGCCGTCGGCTCATTTGCCGCCCTGCCGACGGCAGTAGATGTAGCCACCCACTACGCCGATCACGCCAAGCATGATGCCGAACCAAAGACTACCGATGAGGCTTTCCGCCGAGGAAATGATGATCATTTTTTTGCTTTCTTAGCGTTGACTGGTCTGAACTTCCGAAACGTGTTTCCGACTGAGCATCCACCCAAAAACGTGACCACGAGTAGCGCCACCATCCAAATCGTATATTGGGTTGTAGTCAACATTCCTTATCTCCGTGGTATGTACATGTAGATCAGTGCACCGGCTACGAGCACCGATGCGCCGATGCTCATGTAGGTCAGCGTACTGAAGATCGGATGGGTGTCATCGCTGACATACGGAATGGCTTCATGCACCGCATCCACGTTCTGCTCTATCGCCAGTAATTCAGCGTTCGCGGCGAGTAGATGCGTACGCGCTACAGCAACACTCGCGCTTGTCGCTGTCGCTGCCTGGCTAATTCTCGCCGTCTGCGATGCGCAGCCGGTGAGCAGCAACGATAGGACGATGACGGCGAGGTAGATCATTACAGCGACAACATGGCGCTAACCATTCCTTGCACGATTGCGAAGTATGAATCTTCCTTGGTAGTGATGGTTGTTCCGGAAGCAGTTGGAGAAGAATTCAGGTGTGATTCTCCACCACTGTCAAACATGTTGTATTTGCTCATTACCGTTGCGGTGTAAATCGTGTTGATATCAATCACGCAAAGGTTGTTAGCCGAGCCGTTGACAATTGCCCATGCGTTGGCGGCCGTACTGATTGCAGGACGGTTAGTAGCCCATGTACCAGTGGTGTTTGGATGCGTGACCGTCAAGACATACGAGATGTTTTCAGCAGCACCGCCTAGCGCAATCCATTTGGATGACAAGAGCGTGACCAAGGCTTCGGCGTTGGTTGTCCAGGTAGTTTGGTCTTCGACCGTGTTGATGCCGAGATTTAAGAAAACCAGTGCGCGTCCGGTTCCACCGCAAGCAATCTGACGCTCCCGAATTTCCTTGAGATATGCGTCAACAAGTTTGCCAGCGTTGGTGATCTTGGAAACAGTAAGTGCGCTGTTTAGTCCACCAAACGCGTTCAGGCACGAAACCGCATAGCCTTTCTGCCCGACTTTAACCACGCTGTTCCACAACGATGCAAACGGGCCCGTGGTGCTTGCGACTCCGGTAGCGCTTCCATCCCAACCGCAATGCAAGATCTTCTGCCCTGCACCAGTGCTAAACGCCACTGCTGGAATTGTCCATGACTTTGTGGCGTAGCCGACCGCGCCAGTATTAGTAGAAGTAAATGCACTGTCTTGTGCTGCAAGGGCAGTGCTGTTACTCCAAATTGCACGCGGTTTGAACTGTCCTGAACCGGCAGCAAAGGTGCCGTACACCAAGCGATAGGCAAGTGAAACACCTGCACCTGCACCATCAGTACCAAATGCCAACTCGGATCCCCAGGTTGTAGCTGTTGAGGTTTCAGAACTGTTGAAGGTAGAAACCTGCACGCTGCTTTGGGCAAATGTCCCAAGGAATGTCCCGGCGGTTTCAACAACGATCGGATTGGCTCCAAATCCGTGCGGGAACATGAGGGTGTTGGTGGTCTTGTCGTTTACATCCCAACTAGTAATTGACATTCCTAGGTAATTTTTCAAAGCAAGAATGTTTGCATCTGCCTGTGAAGTAGCCAACATTCTGCCAGTGCCAGTTGCACCTGCGATACCCGCCGCTGTACTGCTTGCACCAATACCTAAACCTGCCGTATCTCTATTGATTGCTGTAACGGCAGTAGGTGCGCCTACGTTGGTCATGCCACCAGCAAACAATGAGGTGGCATAGATTGGCACGCGCAAGGTTGTGTTAAACACTCTATGCCATGCATTGTTGTAGCCACCGCTACCTGGGAAGGTCGCGTTGCTGTCGCCGATGACAATGACGTCCAATGAATCCGTGCCGTTGGCAGCATCAAGGATCATTTGCGCAGGCACGGTTGAACCGTAAACCTTTGGTCCACTGACAGAGTTTGAAAGAAGAGCGCGACGGAGCATTGAGGTGTACATCAGATTGTCTCCACTGAGGTGCGAAAGCCGATCGTGGCTACATGTTTGTTCAGTGACGGCGTAGTCGAGTTGTGTAAATGAATCACTAGCGTTCCCCATGAGTTAGACGGATAAAGATCGGTCATGGTCGCTGTGAGTTTTAGGAGAAACGTACCGGTCGCGGCTGTACCGGTGACGTTGCCAGTACTCGCCAGTGCATACGAACCGACCGTTACGTTTGCGCGGACGTTGTAGCCCGTGTAATCGAATGCGTTAGCAGTATCTTCGGTCTGGATCGTCCCGGCAAGTGACCATTCCTCTCCAGGGACGATGACTACGGACGGGTAATTAAGCGCTAGGTCTAGGTTTGGCATTTATTCCTCCGCGGGTGTGCATCGCACTGGGTTTGGTCGGTCGAAGTACGCAAAGACGCCGCCCGCACTGTCGTGGCAGATGTGCAGTTCAATCTTGGCGCTGAGTTGCGTAGTTGGCCAGACGTTTGTGATAGTGTTGTATTGACTGCCAACCGGCCCAATGGTCGCAGTTGGGGTGACCGAAATATTCATGCCGTCAACGATGTTGAGCGTGTTGTGCCACTCGCGAAGGTTCACCGCGGCGGTGTACGTTCCACTTAGGTCTGCTGTTGGGACAGTAATCCCACCGCCACCGATCGGAGTCGGGAACCATATTTTCACTGAATACGTCCATCGGTTGTCCGCGTAAAGCGTGGCAGATTCGATCGATGCTAGAACAGACTTGGT